GGGGTTGTCCTCGATCGCCTCCGCCGCCGCCCGCCTCTCGTCGGCGTACTGGCCCAGCTGGGCTCCAGTCAGGTTTTCGATGGCGTCGAACAGGGCGCGGCCCTCAAGTGAAGGGTTAATTATGGGTGCCATGTTTTACTCCTCTCCGAGCTTAATCATAGGGTTCAACGCCGGAATCAGGTGATCCGGCAGTTCCGTCTCCTCCACCTTCGCGCTGGCCGGCTCGAACGTCCCGCCGTGCGACTTGCAGTGGGCGCGGGCCGCCGCCTCGTCCCAGGCGCCCTTCGGGTAGAGGTAGGAGCGGTCCCCACCCTCCCCGACCCGCGCCGTGTACTTCTTGCCGCCGTGATCCCGGGTCATCGAGCCCTTCACCTTGACGGAGGCGTTTATCACACAGGCGTGGTTGTTTGGGTACGGCATGTTAGTAATACCTCGAGTGCCGCTGGCCGCGGCACACCTTGACCAGCCCCATCGTGTGGGCGCAGGCCGGGTTCAGGCACTTGGCGCACAGAGCCCAACCCCGCCGGCGGAAGGGGCACTTGCAGGTGATCCGGAACATCGGGCCGCCGCACCTGGGGCACCTCGGCTCGACGATCCTGATCCCGGCGACCTTCTGCCCCGTCCCGATGATGGTCATTCGACGGCCCCCTTGTTCGCGGACTCCAGCCGCATGCGCCCCATCTCCTCCTTGGCCGCCGCGAGCTCACTGACCTCAGCCTTCTGCCTCCGATCCGCCTCCTCCTCCTCGTCAACGCCGGGGATCTGGCCCGCCACGTACTCCTTCGAGACGATGCCGCCCAGGGCGGCCGGGATGAGCACGAGTTCCAGGTTCTTCCAGTGGTCCTGCGAGATGAGCGGGATCTCGATGCCGACCTTTTCCGGGTCGAGCCGGGTCGTCTTCTGGCCCGCGCCGCTCTGCGTGTTGAACATCGCCATCGCCTTCTCGAGCATCTCCTTGAGGGCGCCGATCCAGATGGCCCGCTCCCGCGTCGTGGCCGCCATCACCAGTTCCCTCGTGTTGTCGCCCGTGGCCCGGTTCTTCAGCAGGTCCAGGTAGCCCAGGTAGTGGATCGGGACGCCCGTCGTGCCGCTGATCATCTTCGTGTTCGTCTCGATCTCGCGGAGCAGACTCTCGGCGCCGGACGCGTCGGCCGAGACCATCGAGAATTTGCCGGTGTGCGCAAAAGCCTTGCCGATTCTCCAGTTCTGGTCCTTGATGCGCTGGAGCGTGGTCGTGACCTGCTGGGCCTCGGCGCATTCAAAATCCGGCGTCGGGGAGGCGAAGATGTGGTTGATCTCGCGCAGGTCCCGCAGCGCCTTGTCCAGCCGGTCGATCTGCGTCAGGCACTTCGCTATCTTCGGCCGGGCATCCTTGACATCGTAGATGCGCCCGCCGAACTTCTTGAAGACGAACTCCTCCTCCGGCACGTCCCCCTCCGCCCAGTTCGCGCCCGCCGCCCACTTCAGCCGCCTGTACCACATGTAGTCCTTCGGGTCGACCTCCACCGTGTACCGCTTGGAGAGCCAGGAGAGGAAACGGACCGAGACCATCCCGGGATAGCCCTTGTACCCATCGGGCTCCCAGAACAGCTGCAGGGCGATCTTGCCCTCGATCTCGGCCTCCTTGGCCAGTTCCTGGGCCATCTCAGCGTCCAGGGCGTTGAACTCGAAGAAGTCCTTGGCCCACTGGAGCTCGTTCTTCGCCTCCTCCTTGGTCTCGGTGCGATGGACGATCTTCACGCCGTCGCCGAGGATGAACGCAGCCCGCAGGTCGATGATCGTCCCCGTCTGGAGGCAGCCCCACTCGGAGGTGCCGCTGTACTTCTCCGAGACCGCCTTGACCGTCGCCTCGTAGTCGCGGTAGTCGTTGCCGACGTACTGGGCGGCGCTCGTCTTGAGCGCGAGGATGTCGTCCACGAGCAGTTCCTGCACCTCGCCGAGCCGCGTGTTCTGCGCCTCCAACTCGTGCCGCAGCCGCGTGAGCTCCTCGTTGTTCGCGGCGGCCCGCCCCAACTCGGCGGAGACCGCGTCCTTCTGCCTTATCGTCTCCTGCAACCGCGCCTTGGTCCTGGTATTGAAAATATCCATCGCCGTTCCCCTAGAGCGGGTACACGTCCTGCTCTATGACGCCGAAGAAGGCGCCGCCCCGCATCATGTGCGTCGCTATGCCGTAGCCGGCGGCGTCCATCAGGTGGTTCCTAAACTTCACCGGCTCCGGGAGCGGGTTCCCCTTCTTGTCCTCGCGCCAGTGGTAGATGTTCGCCTCCTCGACGAGGTTCGGCGAGTCCGGGACGATGTGGACGTCGAGGCTACGGCAGAAGTCGATCCTGGCGCGGACCGAGTCCGGCCCCTTGTCCGCCGGCACGGCGTTGAACCCCGCCCGCCGGAGCTCCTCGATGGACTTGGGTTCCGCTGAGTCCCAGTACTGGACCGTGCCCGGGTCGATCCCCCTGGCCGCCATCTCCGCCCCGAGCGCCTGGTTCGTCAGCCCCGTCCGGTAGATGACCTCCTCGAGCCAGATCGTCCTCGCCCTCCGGTATATCCGCACGAGGCCGGCCTCGTTGACGCTGTAGCCGAAGTCACCGCCGTACCAGATCTCGTCAAAATTCGCCTCCCGGTCGAACCCGTGATCCACGGGCCAGTTGTAGATGCGGCCCCGGTGCGCCGCCCATTTCCCGAGCCGGTAGACCTTCCAGTAGGCCTCGTCCTCGTCCTTGAGCCGGTCCAGCTGGCTCCGGTACTCGTTGCGCATCGCGGCGATCGGGTTGTCATCAACGGTCGAGTTGTGGACGGTCGCGTTCGGGTCCAGCTTGTCGAAGAATCGCTTCTTCAGCCACGGCGCCTGGGCCTCCTCGGGATTGAAGGACATGATGATCTGATGGTAGGACGGGCCGGCCTCACGGAGGCGGAGGTCAACCTTCATGAACTCCTCGGCGGAGAACTCGGTCGCCTCCTCGATCCAGATGCCCGTGATGCCCTTGATCGACTTGATCTTCTCCGGGTCGTCCAGGCCCTCGAATACGAGCTCGTTCATCCCGGCCGGCCCGGCGAACTCGATCTTCCTGTCGGACTTGTTGTACTCGTGGGCGACCCCATTCTCGGCCAGGATCCGGCGCATGACCAGGATGACGGAGTCGGCGAGCGTCTTCCGGACCTTGCGCATGATGAGAAACCGGTGGCGGCCCTCCTTGACGCATCGGTAGAAGATTTTCCGCCCGGCGAACTCCGACTTCCCGGACCCGGCGCCGCCGCACAGAACCAAGTAGCGGCTCCGGTCCTCGAGCAGCGGGTAAAACGACTCGCTGACAACCAGTTCCATATCGTTCATGTCGTCTTCACGACCCTAATGGTCAGGGTCCCAGAAGTATCAAGCGCGCCACTTACAGGCTGAGTGACCTTGCCGAGAAGTCTATCGAGGACTTCCTGCGAGGCCCATGATTGCCGGGCCTTGAACGCCTTAATGAGAACATCGGCAGCATCCTCGGGCGTCAGCTTTTCGGCGAGTGCGTTGTGGAATTTGGCCGACCATGCGGCCCGCTCCCTGCTCATGGCCCCGGTAGGATTGCGCCGGGAGTCCGCCCCCTTCTTGAACGGCTTGAGCCGGGCAGTCTTGTCAGCAGAACTGTCAGCCATCCGCCTTCTCCGCTATCGCCACGCCGACTGACGCATCGGCCTTGAAAATCCTATTGAGGTCATTCACGAGTTCATCCGAAGGGTTGTCCATTTCGAGCGTGAGGCGGAGCGACTTGTCCTGCGACACTAGACGCTTGACCGTCAGCTGAATAATTGAGGCCTCAAAACCGACCTTTTTCACTTCGGCAACCTCTGGAGGATGTCTTGGAAGTAGCCCTCATATCGCTTAAGGGTTACATCCAGCCCGTCAAGTTTCGTCTCATGCTCGGTGAGCTTGTCCCGATGCTTGAGACAGTCCGACGCCATGCCCGGCTTCGGCCCGCCGTTGCCGTTCGCGTGGCGCGGCTTCCCCCGCATCGCGTTGATGACGAACGGCACGCCCTTGTAGAGCAGGAGCGTTGCCGCGCTCGATAGGAACGCCGTGGGGATAGCGATAGTCACGCTCCCCTGTTTCGCCGCCTCTGCTGCTGCCTGGACCGCTTCGATGAGCATCTAATCCTCCCATTCCCTGAACTTTCCCGTCGCGGTGTAATAGATCCCGAACACGCCCGCGAATCCCTGACCCGCGAGATAGCGGTAGGCGTCCTTGTCGCCGGAGGTGAAGCTGATGGGCGAGAAATGATTGTGGACGCAGAGGAGCGCGTCCTTCACGGCCTGCCCGCTCTTGCGTATCGCCTCGGCCATAATCGACAGGGGACAGTCGATGACCGCCGAGTGCTGAGTCGTAAAGGACATCCATGAGCCGTCGCGGAAAAGGAAGACGACGGTCTCGAAGGGCTCGGAGAAAAACGGTGGGCAGCCTAGCCAAATTGTGCCTTCTTTGACGACTACGCTCTCGCCCCCGAACGATGGCTCGATGCCGTCGAAGGCCGCCGCCCCTTCCCTCGCGTCCGCCTGCGCCTCATGGAACTTCAGGATGGTTCCCGCCGCTCCGAGGATGAGGACGAGGATGCACGTGACGACGATCTCGGAGGCGCGGGTCACTTGAGCACGCTCCCCGCGATGAGTCCGGCCCCTGCGCCCGCTCCGGCCCAAAGAACCTTGTCGAGCAGGGTTGACGCTTTCCGGGATGCGATGAACTTCTTGAGGTCCGAGATAGACGCGGCAAGGGCGGCGTCTTTCCGGGCGTCGAGGATGCGTTCCTGCTTGAATCCCGCGATCTGGTCTTGGAGCAGGCCCCGCGCCGTTATCCATGCGGGCTCGCGGACGAGGCGG